CGCAGCCTACGCGCGGAGTCAATTTCTGAAATGCCCCGAATCGTGCCGAATTGCGCTCTCTTGTGGGCCTAGCGCAGTTCGTCAGGGCTGCGAAATGCCCCACTTAGCCATCAGATAGGAAGACACTGCTGCCATATCTGACGACGAAATCGCCGCGTCATAGATGGCTATTTCGCCGACCAAGCCGTCTTGCGGCAGCGAACCGCTTGCGCCAGACCCCATGATGCCGATGAATTGAGAAATGCTGTTGATGCCCGAGGGATTAGAAGAAGGAGAACCAGAATTTACCCCGTTCACCATGAGCTGCGCAATCCCGCTTTCCGCGCGCGCCGCCAGCAAAACGGCTTGCTGCTGCGGAACGGAAGCGCCGGTTGTGTAAAACCAATCGTTGTTGGCGTATCCAAAGCCGGGAATAAAAGTATTGAGTTCCCACGCCGTACCTGCAAACGTCGCTCCGTCGCCCTTGCTCAACACAACTCGGAGTAAAGAAGAAACAGACGCTAGTTTCGCCACAACAAAAACAGACATATTTCCGGTGTTGCCGATTGCATTCTGCGCAATCTGCATCCAATCGTCGGCACCGTCGAACTCCAGCGCGTCGTTTCCGTTGAGGGAAGCAACTTTTCTTATTGGCTGCATGGAGCCTTCCGCCTGCGTTGCGTTCCACCCGTTGCCGCTCTTGTCAATCCACGCCGCTACCGCCCCGTCGGCGGATACAGGATCGCCGCCAGAAACAGCATCCAGAACCGTGCTGGAATCCGAAGCGTCCAGCCAGAACGCCAGTCCCGCAGTTGCCGGGACAGGGTTTGCCGCTGGCGTCACAACGCCGCTCGCCGCCCCATACGGCCCCTCGCCAAGTGCGTTCACGGCCCGCACGCGGAAGATATAGCCGGTGCCATTCGTAAGGCCAGTAACCACCGCCGACGTTGCGGTGCTGGTGCCATCGGCAAACGTCGTCCACGTTGATCCCGAGTTGGACGAATACTGCACTTGGTAATCAGTCGGCGGCGAGCCGAGCGCTGGAGCCGACCATGTGAGCGAGACTTGGGCGTTGCCAGCAGAACCGACCGGCGATCCCGGCACGCCGGGCGTGGCGGGCCACTTGTTGACCCGCAAAAACTCCTCTGCCTCCCGCACCCGCCAGATACCGCTGGCAACGGATGGCGTGGGGTTCACCGTCAACCCGAAGTATGAGCCGTTGCGGCGGGGCATTACGAAATCTCTTCGTAGGACACAATGGCTTCCAAGTCGCCGCCATTGCTGGCCGTCAGCCGCAGGGCATCGCCTTCCATGAGATACACAACGTCCTCGCGGGTGATGACCGAAAGCGTGGAGTCGGCGGGAACGGACACGGTATTGCAGATATGCCGCGTCACGCTGCCGTCGAAGATCGACACGGTAACGCTCGCGGCATCCACACCATCGACGTTGGAGACGTAGAGCGACACGACGCGGAGCGTCTTATTGCTGGCGGCTCCGTTGCTGATGATCGCAGTGGCCGACGTTGTGACCGCCAGTTTGGCGTTCTTGGCTTCAACCTTCGTCGGATTGCACAGGTCAGGGATTGGCATTCGCTACTCCTACATCCACCAGAATTTCTTTACGGATACCGCTACGGTTACGGCCCCCGTTTGCCCGTTCACGCTGGTCACTGGCGCGGCAACCCACGCCCCATCGCCACGCAGATAGTTCGACGCCGATGCGGTGCCGGTGCCGAGCCTCGCGGTAGCCAGCACACCGCTTCCGATCTGCGAGGCCGGGAGGCTGGGTATTCTCGCGATGTCGAACTGGCCCGAAGTCACTTCCAGTGCGCTATGCGTATGAGAGAGAGCAGGTACATCGGTGCCGATTGCCAGCCCGAGATTCGCCCTCGCCCCTGCGGCATCGGTCGCCCCCGTGCCGCCGCGAGCGACGGAAATCGTCGTGCCTGTCCACGTTCCGCTGACGTTGCCGGTAGCGTTGCAATTCGTGACGAAAATGCTCGGCGTGGCGAACGACGAGAGGACGCCGCCCGTGTCTGTCATTACAAGGCGACCGGACGTAGTTCCGATCCTGCCGTCGGAAGTGATGTTGCCGTGCGCGTGGCTCGTCGCCGCCTTGCCATCGAGGGCCGTCTGCGTGGCGGTGCTGATCGGCTTCGAGGCATCGCTGGTGTTGTTGACGTTGCCCAGGCCGACCATCGCAGCGGTGATGCCGCTGACCGTGCCGGTGAAGGTGGGATTGTTGATCGGGGCCTTGCCCGCCAGCGAGTTGGTGACGGTCGTCGAGAAGTTGGCGTCTGAGCCCAAAGCCGAGGCCAACTCCGCGAGCGTGTCGAGCGTCGCGGGGGCCGCGTTCACCACGGCGGCGACCGCAGCCGTAACGTCAGCGGTGCGGGCGATTGACGAGGAGAGCCGCGCGTCGGGGAGCGTGCCTGAGGTGAGCAGCGAAGCGTTCGTCGTGGGCGGTGCAGCGGCGATGACGGCCGCCGTGAAGTCGGAAATTTGGCTGGCCGTGTGCTGATGCGTGAGCGGCTGGCGGGCGTCACTGAGCCTCGCGTCGGTCGTGAGGACAACCGAGCCGGGGAGTCGGGCCGCGTCCAATGTGCCAGACACTAACGCCGAAGCGTCGGTTGTCGCCGTGGCGTTGCTGCCCGCTGGGCCGGTGGCACCCGTGGCCCCCGCCGGTCCCGCCGGTCCCGCCGGTCCCGCCGGTCCTTGGATTCCTTGAATTCCCTGCGCCCCCGTGACACCGGTTTGGCCCTGCGCGCCGGTGGCCCCGGCGGGGATCGTGAAGTTCAGCACGGCCGCACTTGAAGTGCCAGCGTTCACTACGCTCGCTGACGATCCCGGCGCACCCGTCGTCACGGTGCCGACCTGAACCGATGCAGCCGCGCCTGCCGTCCCCGTGGGGCCGACGCCACCGGAAACCGAAACGTCGATCTGCGTCTCGCCGACGCTGGCCGTGATCTGCTGGTTCGTCACGCTGGCATTGATCGGCGGCATTTACAGAGCCTCCACAAAGCCGGTGAGGGCGGTGCGAACCGCGAGCCCCTGCGTCCAGACGAACTTCCACTGGTAGGTGCCGCGAGCTAGAGCGGCGGTCTGCTGGGCCGTCAGGGACACATTCACCTGCCCGTTAGCGGCCGACACGACCGCGAGCGTTAGCGGGACGACTTCAGCCCCAGTGACCACCGAGACGAGGGAGCCGGTGAACGAGTAGCCGGTGAGGTCGATGCTGAAATCGACCAGCGCCGACATCGTGTCACCGCGCACGAACGAGATCGGCAGGTTGCCCGGTGTCTGGTCGTAGGCCATCGAAACCCCTAGTTCTGCGGAGGTGTCTCGACCGCCCGCACCGTGACTGTTTTGACCTTCTCACGCAGCTCTCGCTGCCCGTGTGCCAGCTCCTCGAGGGTCGCCGCTTGCTGGGTCTGGACCGTCGATATTTCCTTGAGCGTCGCGCTCGTTGTTTCCAAGAACTGAACGTGGCTTTCGACTACTGGTTTCACGAGCGACCCGTGCAACGTGATCGCCGCCTCGCGGCCCAGCCAAATCACGACGCCAAGCAATACCACCGGCACGCCGAAACGCTCGGCGACCCGCAGCATAGAGTCGATTACACCCTGCTTGAGTTCGTCTGCCGTCATCTGCGCCCATCCGTGGCTTATTGGTTTATTGTAGCCTTTTGAGGCACCCCAGAGAGGACATTCGCCGCGACGGTCTGCCGCAGTTTCTCAAGGGTGGACCAGTTCCCGACGACGCGATCGACGAGCGTCGAAGCCACACCCGCCTCGCTGGCATGACGCATCGACACCCCGCGGACGCAGCCCTCGCCGCGGACGATCTGCCAGACCTCGCCGCCGGCTGCCTTGATGGCCGCCGCCTCGTTGTCAAAGCGGACGTCCGTCACGACGACGTTGCGGCCGTCGGCCAGGAGCCGGTCGATCCGGCGCATCCCAATGTCGATCCAGATGTTCTCGCTGACCATGCCCCGCCCCCACTCAGTCCCGAGGGTCTGGAGAAGCTGCCGCGGCGACCGGCCGATCCAGTCGATCTCAGCCTCTTTTAGCTCCCGGTCCTGGAGGTCTTCGGGCAGCAGCCCCGTCATGACCGAAATCATCTCGTAGAGCGGGTCGGCAAAGGCCACCCGGTAGAACTGCGCCGTCTCGCGCAGGATGCTCGCCACCGTGTCTTTGCCGCTGCCGGCAGCCCCGCATAGTCCAATCAGCATTCCAAATCCCTCCCGTCGAGGCGAATCGTGACCCCCACCGTCTCGTTGAGCCAGCGGATATTGACGCCCCCGCGACTGAGCATTTCGTCGGCCATCTCCAAGTTTTCTAGCCACCGACTCGGCGTGGCCTGCCGCAGGCTCACCAGGCCGACGACTTCGCGGATGCCGGCTAGGATGATCCCCCTGGCGCAGTCGGTGCAGGCGAACCAGGGGGCGTAGAGCGTGCTGCCGGCAGTGGCAATTCCCACGGCCGCCGCCTTGTAGATCGCGGCCCGCTCGGCGTGCTCCGTGATCTGGTATTTGCTGGCGCCGTCGATCCGGCAGGCGGCGCGGTTGACCCCGTAGACCAGCCGCTTGCCGGCGACCAGGACGGCGCCGACCTGGGTGTTCGTGTCGTGCGAAACGGCCCTCGCGTAGCGGAGAGCCTCGCGGAGATAGTCAGTCTCGTTCATAGGGCGTACTGCGCTCCTCCATAATCGCGATCCGGGACTGGAGCCGCTCAATCTGCTCGAGCGCCCGGCCGAGGGCCGCCGCCAGCGTCCCGTTCGCGGCTGTCCACGAATTCGACGGGCCGTAGCGCCGCACTAGCTCCCAGGCTTTGTTGATTTCGTCGGGTGTCATTTCAAGAAGATCGGGAGCACCTTCGTCACCCGCCCGTGGTCGTGGTCGATGATGACGAGCGACTGG